TGCAACCTAAAGTCAGTGTTATGATCGAAGCCTCTAGCTCTCATTCCTTCTTCCCAGAATACAACCCATTGCTTACAGACGAGCGCACCTGCGGACTGAAGCAGTAGATTAAGGGCGCTATGGGGAGAACGACAATACAGAATGCGACCATCAATGCCAATAAGACAATGAGTAATGTCCAAAATAGCATTATCACGATGATGTCTCTTACGCCATTTAACAATGTTTTTATCACCTATAAACCTTTCATCCTCTACCAAGGCATTGTGGATAGCCTTAGTTAACTTCTTGTATGCCGGTAGTCCCTTCATAAACTTGTCTTTCAAAACTTTACCTTCTGAAGCACTACCACCTACAATGGAGCCAATTTTCTCGTTTCCTGCTCCGTACAATAGACCATATATACAATTATGTTCGGAGTGGTTCGCTACGCCACCCCCGTGAGTTAACACAGCTCATAGTCGCCTATGAGATCAGACTATATCTTTACCTTTCGGTACTCACCTTTTCCACCTGCTTAGGTGTACTTCCTTTCGGAATAGTCGTTGCTCGTTTCAGATAATCAACAGCACTAAGCAAATCCTTTTCGTTATCGTGGAATAAACCTAATGCTCTATTACAATTATGACACAAAAGCCCACGAACAGCACCAGTATTATGATCGTGATCTACAACAAGTTTAATCTTGTGACGACTAGAATCCATAAGGAAGCCTTCGCCACCACAAATAGCACAACGATAGTTCTGCTTATCAAGCAAACTGTTGTATTCGTCTATAGTAATACCATATACTCGTTCTAAGTATCTAGAAGAAATAGCTTCATCTTTACACTTGTCACTACAGTAAAGTTCACTAGGAGCTTTCGGTGTAAAGATAGCACCACATCTTCTACAAGGTTTATCTTTGAAGTAACCTTGAGGATACTTATCAGGAGTAGCTGTTTGTTGCTCTTTATTTTTATTACATTTTCCTATAGCGTATAAAGTAGTCATAATTATTATTGTTATTATCTGACTTCGATCAGGATTATCTCTGTGAGATTTCCCCTGAGTTAAATGAGTTTATAGACATCTATATTGTTAAACGTCTTTGCCATATCACGGGTAGGCAACCCTGCCATCTGTTGGTTATGCGTATGGATGTCACCATTTAAGATAATATCACCATACTCACCCTTATCATAAGGATAAAGGAAATGAGCAAGACAACGCAATTCGAGTCCACAAGCGTCGATACCACACTCAAACCATCCAGAAGGTACCGTGAATAGCTCCCTACATTCCTTGCCGTATTCTGAGTGTCCCGAAGGAACTTGTGCAACATTAGGGAAGCTATGAGATGCACGGCCAGTAACAGTCCCATTAGGATTAACGCTACCGTGAATTCTGTGGATACCATCACCATCTTTCTTCTCCATCTTTAGCCAAGCGTAGTCTCCTTCAGCCAACTGAGAGATACGCTTTTGGATTAACAGGTATTCAAGAATAAGTTTTGTTTCTGGTATTCCCATAGCAGACTGTAGAGTCTCTTCATCTACTTTAGGTTTTCCTGTCTCTGTGAATACTGTCGGAGTCCATCCCCTTTCCATAAGGACTTTAGCAATATGCTCACGGCTGCTAGGGTTGAACACCACCGTTTCATACTGTGGATAAGGTACGCCCGCAACAATCCCTCGTTTAGCGTTGTCTCTTTTGTAGATTTTGTCTCCAATGTATTTCTCCCATGAACCAAAAGTCTTCACAAGTTTATCTTCAATCTCACTACGTTTAGCACTAAGAGTAGCATAAAGAGAAACCGCTTTATCATAATCAAAGACAAACCCATTGCGTTCCTGTTTAGCCATCACCCAAGCAATGCTATGCTCAAGCTCAATGGAGGATACAGGATACTGCTTCTTAAACAACAAAGAGAAGAGTTCAAGAGTAACTGCAACGTCCTGCTTACAGTATTCATACATTTCATCTGAGAAATGCTCCCAAGCTTCTTCTTGCTCACCGTAAGTACCCTTCAGAATACCCAGACGATAACCCCAAGCTTTCAATGAGTGAGAGCCATAGAGTTTCTTAGGGAGTCTGCCGGACTTCATCAAGCCAATATCAATGTCCTTAATCTGTGTGTAGATGAGCCTAGCTAAGACAAGAGTATCAACGACATATTCCCTTGGGTTGAACTTCAAGTCTCTACCCATAAGTTTCTTCAAGGTTGGTATGTCGTACTTTACCCCATTGTGATATACAAGACGATAACCTTTATCTACAGCATCTTCCAGATAAGCAACATAAAGATCAATGTCTTTGAATCCAATGTATGACTTACGTTCATAGTCATAGCACCAAGCACACCAGAACTTTGAGACAGTATCTAGTAAACCATTTGTCTCAATGTCTGTGATTAAGTATTTCTTTGTTGTGTAGTCGATCAGCATTTCCTATACCCTCCTATAGTTTTGCCTAACTATCTATGTCTATTTCGTGATTCTAGCCACATAAACAACCTGTAGCCTACATAAAAGAAACCACTAAACCATGCTATCATAAATGAAATATCAAAGATAGCTCTATAAAAGTCTGTTACCATAGACCTACAATACAAGCAATGATAAACACCCAGAGAACCAGAAGGTTACCAAAGTAGGCAAACTTTTTCTTATTCTCACATAATTCAGGGCTACCATCTATAGCCCAAAGAATAGGCAATACTGGGAGATTTACAATAATATTAAAAATCACCAGAAGCTTGCTCTTGAGTGAATCCATAGTCACTTTCAATATCTCCTTTATAGTCACTTAAACGTCCTGTTTCCTGATCGTAATACATGTAGCCGGATATACCGGTCTCACCACTAAAACGATTCTTCAGGACTCGAATAGTAAGAACGTTAGGATTCTTACCTTGTTGATTTCTCTCTAAGCCAATCACCATGTCAGCTAACTGTGCAATACCACCAGAGCCTCTTAGTTGACTAAGAGAGACCTTTCCTCCTTCTTCGTGTCCCTTACCTTCAGGTCTCTTCAGGTGAGACACAACAAACATTGTACAACCTGTCTCTTCTACAAGTGAACGCAGGTTAGTCATAAGTTTGTCAATAGCCTTTCGTTCACCACCATCATCTACATTGTCCATGCCAGATACAACAATGGAAATGTGGTCAAGAAAGATTCGTTTACATCCTAGGCCAACTATGAGGTACCTAATTTTAGACAGCAAATTGCTGCTATCGAGCGATCCAAAGTGGTCGTATAAATAGAAGTTTCCATTCCCAATAGTTGCGCTAAAAGCCTCTGATCGTTCTGATTCAGAGATACTTTCAGGATATAATCGAAGTCTTCTATTACAATAGAGAGACATGAGTTCAAGCCCTGTTGTTCGATTACTTTCTTCAAGAGCAACAATTCCGCAGTTTTCTTTCTGTCCAAAATAAAACTCAAGCTCCCTGAGTAGGGTAGATTTTCCCATACCACTTCCACTTGTGATGACATAAAGTTCTCCATGACGCGCTCCTTTAGTTTTGTTGTTCAATGCCTCAAAAGGATACGGAACACTATCCTTAAGATCATCAATATCAGTTACACACTTTTCGTAAAGATCAGTACCGGCTACGATACCATCAGGTCTATAAGGTTTAGCATTCCAGATAGCCTGAATGACAGCATCACCTTTACCTGCTACAAGACACTCATTAGGGTCTTTCATAGGAAGGTTAGCAATGAAGGCTTTACCTACAGGCAACACGTCAACACACTCTTCGATAGCCTTTCGACCTGCCTCATCCATGTCGAACATTAGGATGATCTCTTCGAAGTTGTTCAGGTACTCTAGGTTAGCCTCGATAGCTTTCTTAGCTGCTTGGGCACCATTAGGAATACTTACAGTCGGCCATCTGTTTCCCTGTAGCTGACTAACAGTAAGACAATCAATCTCCCCCTCAGTAATTACGATCTTCTTACCATTGCTCCAAAGCTGAGAGCCAAAAAGTACATTACTAATCTTACCCTTGACAGCAAATCCCTTGTCTTTGAAACGTAGCTTTTGACCGACACAATTACCCTTAGCATCATAATAACAAGCAACCTGAACAGGTTTTCCTTTGTATTCCCCACAAAGATACCCATACTTCTGACAGGTCTCCTTTGTGATCTTTCTAGCCGGTAGAGCCTCATAGTTCAACACTCCGATCTCTACGAGTTCAAACTTAGACTCTGAGTTATTTGTATTGTCAGACACCTTTATTTGCTCCTTGTCAGTATCTTTGTAGTATGCCTTGCAACTAAAACAATAACCATGCCCATCAGAATAAACTGCTAGTGCATCATGACTGCCACAATTAGGGCATGGTAAATGACTGATGAAATAGTTTTCTTTCATAGAACATACTCGATAATCTTTAAAAAAATGGGGCTACCCTAGAGTATAACTCTAAGATAGCCCCTACGTCAAGGAGAAAACAATGCACGGACGAAAAACCCAGTAGAACTCCGTGCGCTGTAGCTGTCCAGACGTTTCTCTACAGTCTTCTTTACCCTGCTTCATTTGTACATAATCCACAGGGCTACCTAGGCCATTCTTTACTCACCGTAAAGCCATCTGTAGTATCTCTCTAGCTCACGCTCATAGTGGCTAGGAGATTCCTCAAAGTCTTCGTCTGCTCCCTCCTCGTCTTCTTCTTCAGGATCATCTCGATCAGGAGGCTCATCATCATAGACTTGATAGACTTTACCGGTAATTGCATCTTTGTAAGTGTGCAACATAGTCACTCCTTGGCAGAACCAAACAAAGTTTGGCAGGGGTACTTGGAATCGAACCAAGATTGACGGAATCAAAATCCGTTGTCCTACCTTTGAACGATACCCCAGTTAGTTAGAAAGATTCTTTAGGCTGTGCTTTATGTGTATTCTCCTTTAGCCAACCATTAACAAAGTCTAAGACATTCTGAGGAAGCTCTTGGACTTTCTCATTATTGACTACAGGAGGAACTACAAACATAGCAGTAGCAATCTCTTTAGTTGGAGCAAAGATGCAAGTCAATACAAGACAAACAAATGTAATTACTGCTCTCTTAAACCACTTAGCAATTGAATCTGTGTATTCTGAGAGGCCCTCAAACACATATTTATCCTTAGACATAAACCATGCTATGCCCAGACCAACAACTACCCAGAACATCAAGAAGCCTAAGAAAGCAACGTCTGACTTTAGGTTAAGCAACAAACCAAACAGGTAAATCTGAAAAGCACTAACTACTTCCATATATTACTTTTCCTTAAATATTTCGTGGATATACTCCACAAGTTTATCAATGTTGCTTTGTTCTTCATAAATGTTTCTCAAGGAACGCCAATTATGAAAGTTAGCATACATCTCATAACCACCAAAGTATTCTGCAAGATGTTCAAAAGGAGACCAATGTCCACTATCCTTAAGTCTTTCAAATAACTTCTTGTCTTCTTCAACTGTACTCGTAGTACCACCGTTATTGTTGTAAGACACACGGGCACAACGAGCTACAGAATGATAAATATCTTCATACGTGTACTTGCGTCCCTTTAGATCAGCATAAGGCAAGTGAATCTTAGACTCTACCGGTTTAGAAGCATCCATAGCTGACTTCATAGCCTGAGCCAAGTTCTGAATCTCAGGTTGTGCATCCGATGCCAGTCTAAGCTTAAAGAAGTTATCCCACTCAGTTGCAGTTACAAGTACCTTAATGCGACTCCAAGGCTCCAAAGCACGATTCAAAGTTTGCTTATGGATGTTGTACTTCTTAGCCCACAGTTTGACTTTAAGTGCAGTCTGCATACCCCAGAGTTTCCAATCTTCAAGGAACTCTTCTTTCAGATTCTCAGGGAGTTCTTCAGCAGCCACCATGCCAGACTTATTGAGTCCTACATAGTCAAAACCTACAGGGTCAGTAAGAACCTCATTGGCTACCTTTTCGATAGGAATAGCACGACTAGAAGAAGCATTACGGCTAAACATTCGGTGAGTCATAAACTCACTATGGATATACCGAGGATAGACAAGCTCAAGGGTTGTGATACGAGAGCCTTTATAAGTCGTATCTTCGATCACCGTAGCTACCGACTGTCCATGAATAGTCGTGGTGTTGTTTTCGGTGTAGTTAATCATTGAATTCCTCGTTAGAAGCCATCAATTTAAAGACATCAGCAAGCTTAATCACATAATCGTAGTCACTAAGATTCTCTACAATAGTACAACCAGCCGGATTAGTTCTATTGGTTTTAATGATAATGTCTTCTACATTGATCTCTTCTTCCTCTTCATCGTCTTCATAAATACGCTCAATATAACCAATAGTTACACTGCAACTACTTGCAACATAGTCGTGCAGTTTAAAGTCTTCTACAGCGGTTTCACTAAGGAAAAGACAAGTATCGTAAAAAATGTTATCCAAGTGAATATCACGAATCTTATTAAATCTATGACTATTATAAGGAATCTTAATGTCAGATTTCTTAGTTTCAGAATCCTTAAGTGCTACTTTATAACCATTTTCTCGAAGAATCGTAGCCATACCTTCAAGTGCGTCTTTACTCATGCTCATAGTTTTCTCCTTAAAATATTTGGTGGGAGATACAGGACTCGAACCTGTAACAGAGTCTTATCTAGGCTCCGCTTTAAGCGGGTATAAGCCGCTCCCTTTACCATTAAGCTAATCTCCCACAAATAGAAGAATGAGGCTGACCTCACTCTTCTTACAGTCAGATTTAATAATCTCCAAATACTCAGTAATCACCCTCCCAGTAAAACTCTAGGATGCCTTTATACTTACGCATCATCTCAAGAATCTTACTCAGGTGTTCAACGTCAGCCTCTACAACACTATAGTCATTACCGTTAATAGCATTGTATTCAGCTTGAGGTGTGACTTTCAGTTCTCTAATGAGACGCTCAATGGCAATATCATCCAACAGCCGGTAGTCAGCATTCTCGTAACTAGGATAGAACTCTTCAAAGAACTTATAAATGAACCAATTCTTACGCCAGTAAGCTACAAGATGACAGAAATCAATAAAGTTACCTTCAGTACCGGTATAGGCATCAGGACACTCTATGTCTTCAAGAAAAGGAGAAGGGACAATGAAGTCCCCATCGTCATTACAATCTGTCTTAATCTTGTTGTGCAGACTATAAGGAACTGCATAAATATGACAATCAAGTCCCATAATTCTTAATCCTCACAAAAATAGGTGTCTCGATAGTAGTCCTTATAGTAGGCATACTCTCCTAGCATTTGCATATAGAACTTAGCCTTCTGGACATCCTTAGAGTTATCACAATCTTTCGCACCATTACGAATGGAATACTTAATGATGTTACCCTTAATGAAGCCTTTCATTTCCTCATCGGTAAACGTGGAGAACATCACAGCAAAAGGTTCTACTCCACATTTACGATAATGGGCACCACTAGCTTCAAGGTTATCTTTGTTTTCGTCTTTTTCAATCATCTTTCTGCTGCTGCAAATACATACGAAGTCATACCCACAAGATCACAGTCTGTTGCAATACGATAAGCTTGACGAGTAGTTTTCATATCCATAAAGGCTGCAACCAAGTTAGCCAGTTCAGGTTTCTCTGCAATGAGTGTCTTAATGACTACAATAGTGTCTGCAATCTCTTCAGCAGTCTTATAGAACTGATGTGCGGTATCCATATTAAAGTAGTCTTCAGCAGTACCATCTTCATCAGCTTCATTCTCATAGTCACCTGCATCGTAGGCATCCTTCATAGACAGAAGAGTCAACACCTCATGCCGGAGTTCGTCTGTTTCTTCGTTAAGCTTTTCGAGTTGCTTCCAGAAACCATAGTGCTTACCAATGAAGCAAATTTTCTCTTCAGTACGATAGTCACAACCAATGACATTACCCATATTGAAAATAGGGTTTCCCATGTTATTGCTTTTCACGTTATCTTCTTCGTGCATTTAAATAATTCCTTTTGGCGTGCCTAGTAGGATTCGAACCTACAACCTACGGTTTTGGAGACCGTCATTCTGCCAGTTGAACTATAGGACACATAATGGTGCGCCTAGCAGGACTCGAACCTGCATCTAGGGCTTCGTATGCCATACAGTTTAGAAGACTGCTGTTCTATCCGATTGAACTATAGGCGCATTTTTAAATGTTACTCTTCTCCAATATCTTCTTTATCAATGTTGAAGTATTGTTTGTGTCCAAACATTGTCAAGTAGATATTAACGAAACTAGTACCGTCTTCCATCTGATTTTTAATAGTCTGTTGGAGTTCTTTATATTGCTTATCATCAAGAACATCACCATTCAATACCTTGCTAAGAGGATTAGTGGCCTTTACGAAATACGTTCTGGTATCTTCTTTTTCGAAGAAGTTTTCTGAAACCCAAAGTCTATCATAGCAGCCTGTTACAACGTTATGAATACTCAAATAGTCACCAAAAGTGTTATAACAACCATCAGCCTCAACTGCTTCTGTAACTCTAGATTCAATTTCAGGATAAAGTTCCTTCAGCTTTTTGTACTGATCTTTAAGTGTGAACTTATATTTCATAGTTTTCTCCTAGTGAGAGTTGTATTCTTACAGTCAGATTTTATTGTTTGGCTTGATAGCTCTTCACAATATCAACTAGAGCATCATGCTTTAGGGCTTCTTCTGTACGCTCTTCTGTGCCTCGTTCAAGAAGCTTAGAACATCTTCCGAGTAGTTCTGAGCGTTCCCTGAGTGTTTCTCTAAGAGTTCCGCAGGAATCATCAGTTTTGGTGTCTCTGTCGTTACTGCTACGGGTGTCGTTGTACACCCTGTTAGCAGAGTCCCTAATAGCAGACTGATAATCCCGCATTGCATCAAGTGAGACAATGAGGTTTGATATAATGTTGTCTTTCTCTTTTTCAAGTTCCTGCATAGCCTCCTTGTTAAGTTGTTCTGTTTCATTGTATGCCTGTAGTGATGCTTGAATGTACTCCTGAAGATCATCATTAGCAATCTTATATCCAATGTAGCCACCGGCAATAAGAGACACAATGGAGGCTATAACAGTAACCTTCATTAGCGCACCCTTACAAACCTAGAGGTATCATTGAAGTTAGGATTCAGGGCATCAAAAATAGACAAAGACAGGTTGTATTTAGCAAATATAGCCGGTAGTTCACCATCAGAAAAAGCTACTAGCTTACAATGCTTCTCCATCCACTTCTTTACGTCAAAGCATGGACAATCCTTAGCTACACCTTCAAAGTCTCTATGTCCTTGAATGACCGCCTCGGGATACTCATTCTTGAGTTCCAAAAGGAGCTGAGCAAGAGCTTCCTTTTGTTCGTCAGTAAAGTTATCTATGGGTTTTGACTTAGAATCCACACCACCCACAAGACAAATGCCGATAGAGCAATCATTAAATCCAGATACATGAGCACCTATAGCCTCCCTATCACGTCCATTTTGAATTGTTCCATCGGTCTTAATCACATAGTGATAACCACACATGAGCCATCCATTCTCTCTGTGCATCCTATCAATGGTCTTCCAGTCAATCTCAGGTTTATTCTGAGTTGCAGAGCAATGAACGACAATATATTTAGTTGATGTTCTATACTTTACCTTTATAAAATTCTTATGAAAGTCTGTCTTCATTATTTATTCTTTTCCTTTAGAATAGTCTTTGAGTATTTACGTTTAGGCTCCTTAAACCATTCCTCAGGTATCTTTTTGTCAGAATACTTGAATCCGTATTTCTCACAGAAAGACGCATAAGTTGTCTTTGAGCCTTTATATATTGGACTCTTCGATCTATTAAAGACAAAACGAATGTCCAATTCAGGATGCTGTTCTTTAATCAACAGGTGTTTCTTTCTGTCTTCAGCATCCCAGACGCCTTTAGTTTCTATAATGATTCCGTTAGGTAGCACAAAGTCAGGCGTATATTTGTGTTCTGATTCCGGCACAACATAGTCAATATAAAATTGCTCATATCGCCCATCTATAGAATGGGACTTGAGGAGTTCATCTACTGCCTGCTCAAGCCCACTCCGATAGGTCGATCTGTTGTGCCTACCATAACGGCTATAGCAGGAACTTCGAGTTGTCATTTGTTGTTAAAACTGATTAGCTCCGGTACGAGGGTCATCATCAGCAAGATCAGGAACGGGGTCGTTAGTAAAGTCTTCAAACGGAGGGTCTTCTTCATCGTCCTTAGCTTCACCCTCATAACCATCTTCAGATTCAAACCCATAGGCTTGCATCGTGCCTCCTTCAGCCCATTCTTTGAGTTCAATCACTTGGACTGCTACAGGACGAAGAGACAAGCCACACATGCGAGTCGAAGGCACATAGTAGGGAGCTGCTGAGAAGCAAAGCTTGATCTGAGAGCCACCACCGAGCTTAATATCAGACAAAGGCTTGCCCTTGGAATCAAAGATAGGAATCTTTACTTCATGAGTACCCTTGATTGACTTGATGATAGCCTTTTGCTTGAACTTCATCACGATGTTTCCATCGCAATCTTCCTCCCAGATGTCTGCCTTCTGAATCTTTGAGGCATTCTTAGCATACTTTGGGTCTGTGATAATTGCCTGATAGTATTCCTCAAGCATTTGATTGAGATCATTGACAATATACTTGAGTTCAGGTGTCCATTTGGCAAACAACATGTTCACCTTATAGTCACCATCAGGATTGAACTTAGTATCAGGTTCGACAAGCCAAGGATATTGGGCAACACCAAGGGGAGTCGTATAACGCGGAGCTTTAACTGCTTGCATAATTTATCTTCGTAAAAGTTAATATAAAAGAAACCCTAGGCACACTTGGCACCTAGGGCAAAGTTGATTGGTTTTTCTTACAGTCAGATTATATCATGAGAAAGCATAAAGACTCTGTAAGACAAGGTTCAAGTCCAAGTCTCCTTTAGTTGGAGGCTTAGGCAAATCCTTGAGAGTCGAAGGTCTCAATTGGTTTGCTACATGATCGTGTAGCTCCTGAAGGACGTCATGTTCTGTGTAGGTGTTGACAAACACTTCCCTAACAGTCTGATAGAGAATGTCTGCCTTCCCTGCATGTGTCCCATAGGAATCATGAATCATAGCAAACGCATTGATACCCTTGTCAACGCAGGAACATACCGTAAGCATCAAGTGACTTGCATCCATGCTGTGAACAAAGTTAGGTGCAATCCCTTGGCGTTGCTTTCGGGTATCAAGCTTGTTTCCATCAGCGACTTGGACTGATGTATTTAAAGCCGTTCCTTCAGTTAACTGTTTTTCTCCATCAGGCTCAATGATTGTAATGGAGCCGTTAAGGACAGTCTTAATGTTCTTCAGCTTTGTCTTCTGATACTTCTGTCTGACAGGGAATCCCGCAGGTGTTACCCATGTAACCGGTAGGGCGTTCCCTTTATAGTCCTTGTCAGTAGCCAAAAGCCCAGAGACAATTTGTAACCAATCCATAGCTTCAACAGACTTGACTACAACGTCACCAAGAGCTTTCCAGATCAAAGAAGCCATGTATCGAGCTGCCTGCTGTGGCTTTGAAAAGGCCGTAGGATTCTTTGCAATAGCCGGTAGGATTGTATCCTCAAGCACTTGCTCGGCAAACCCATATTGCTTAGAGCCATAGCAAAGAGTCATGGTGCTACGCTTAGTAACCTTGCGTGTAACGCCATAGGAGAGCCATTCTTGAGCCAAAGACGATGTACCCTTACGGAGGTATTGCCCCCCATCTTCAAGGGCCTCTATCGCGTCCTGAGAGCCACTACGGGCATCTTCTTTGAGATACCCTGTAACCTTGTCTGCAACAATCTTATAAATGTCCTGAACGGTATCGCTAGGAACAAGATTGACAGCCTTCCCTCCGATAGCGTCCTTGAGCATAGCCGAGAAGTGTTGCAGTCCACTACAGGAGCCATCAAAGGCTACAGGCAAATGAGAGACAAAGAGTTCCCCCTTTGCCAGATAATCAGCCCACTCAAAGCAAAACGCTAGGAATTCCCACGGTGAGTCTGTATCTACCCATTGAATGTTTTCCAAAGGATTCTGAGCAATGGAGACAATCATTGCAGAGTTGCTATATACCCACTCAAGACGCTCTTGCATGGGCTTTTTGTCAAGGCCATAGCAATTAGCTCCTTGAAAGGCTAGCCATGTTGCTCCGTGTTCACCTAAAGGAATTCCTTCTGAAAACTCCAAAAGTCCCTTAGACAAATCACAGCCTTGTGGACTGAGAGTAGTCATTGGATAGACTCTACCCCTGAAGTCTAAGTTATGAGGAAAGTAAATTGCCTCATAATCCTTATAGGAATCTGCCATAGAGACAAGAGCATTAGCCAGAATCCGTTTACCCCTAAGGCTTGCTTGACGTGAGTAGTAGTGTGTCATTCTCACACGCCATTCCTTAGCGATTTCCTCATTGGTGTCAGCTTCAGCCGGTCTTAGTGGTTTCTCTTCAGGCTCGGCTGAGGGAATCCCTAAGGCTTCAGGTATAGCTTTCCAATCAAGTATTTCGTTAGCTACTTCCAGAACTCTACGGTTGATTCTCCACGCAGTCTTTTGGATAGCATTGACAGCCTTATAAACATTGGGCATGTCAACGTCCTTATAAAAGTCTGCGACTTCCTTTTTTGACTCCTTGATTAACAAGGGTTGACGCTTTAAGTTAATGTAGTAGCCTCCATCATAGGGACTTGTCCAGTCCTTCGGAGGTATTACCATAGGTCTAAACTTAAAGCACATATCGGCCAACATTTCGTCATTGTGGTCGATATAGTCAAGCATCATTTGATCGAAGACAAAGAGATAGCAATACCCCTTCGTGTTGATCTGGCTTGTCTTTTGGAGCTTAGCCAATCCTGTAGATTCTATAAAAATCTCTACGAGTTTAAGACCGGCTGTAACTTTTTGTTCTTCACTCCACTTTTTCCAATCATCAATCAGACCGTCTTCGATGCTTGTCTTTTCGATATACCTCATAAAGGCTTCACGATAAGACAAACCAATACGCTTAGACAAGCCTTGACTGACTTGGGTCTTTCTCTTGTCTTCCAGAGAGTTAAAGATACGACTAAAGCGCAGCTCTTGTTCTATGTCTGCACCTATACCCTTGCAGAGATTAGACAATCCTACAATGGTTTTCTTAACCCCAACTGTCCTAGACAGTATTGCTTTTAAAGACACATAGGCAATATACTGTGTTGGCATTTCCCTGAAAAGACTACAAATAATGTGTCTTTTACCAGGTCTGCCTGTATCGACAGCCTTATAGTATCTCTCTAAGCCCTGTTGAAAGACAGGAATGCACTCTTTTAAAAGTGTTCCTGTAGTTCCTTTCAGTTGGCTTTGTTTTCTCTCCTTCAGTTTATTATTTGAAGGGTTGTTCTGAGCATAAAGATCATGCAAGAATTTTTCTTTTGCAAGTTCTTTAGACTCTAACTCTAGGTCTATCTCTTGGTTAACAAGAGATTCCCCGTATTGAGACACAAGAGATTCATAACTTGTATCTTTCCTTAAGTCAACCATAAGTTACTCCTTTATAGGTCTTTATTAAGGATGTTAATTATAGGTCACTTACTTAAAGTCCAGTTTCAGTTTTACCTTAAGTAAGTAACCTAGGGTATAACCTTAAGTTACCCCCTAGGTCTCTCTTACAGTCAGATTTTATTGTCTAGATTTCCCCTACTTCCTCTTCCTCTAAGAGCCTAAGCACTCCGAAGAGCTTTTCAGGTTGGATTTGTTGAAGCATAGCGACTCGCTTGTATGCCTGTGCCGCTGTTGGATAACTTAGAGCAAAATCCTTGTCATCCGTAGCTGTCTGACAATTGATCGACATAAACCGGTAAACACCGTTAATGTCTTCTTTAACTACAATGTAGTAGAAAGGGTTTAGGACTTCCATTTATATCTCCTTGTTTATCCTACTTCTTCAAAAAGGTCTTCATCAACCATGAACTCAGCAATGTCTTCGAGTTCTCCAATCAAGTCCTCAGGATAATCGCTTGAATAGAATCGACCTGAATCATCCATCAAAGCGTAGTTATCCCACGGTCTGAAGTTACCTCTAACAATGCCTTCAGCAATCTTTTCAGCATCAAGACCGAGTTCTCGAACAGAGTCCCAAAACTCGTGCATGATATAAGCAAAGCATTCGTCATAACTCTTTTCTTGCACCATCAGATTGTAATATTTGATCTGAGTCTTACCGGACTGAACTTCGAGCCAAGACTTAGTGATTGACACAAGAATATCACGCAGTCCATTGCAACCGTCACGCTGACAGTTTTCTACCATTTCAAGTTGCTTTTCAAGAATCGAAGGATAATCCTTCAGGTCTTCTTTCAGACATTCGATCGTGTGTTCAATGTCAATGTCGTATTGCTCATTGAAAATGTCACGCAGAAAGTAAATGTTAAACGCTGACATAATGTTTCTCCTTTTTCAAGATTAGACAGGGAATTGTCTAAATCAGTAGCCTTGAGTTTACCCCAAGGCCACCTGTTTAGTCAATTCTACCTTCTGCAAGGCATTATCAGAACTTTGATGCCCGGTACTTCAGGTTCAAACACTACAGGACGAGTCTGCCCGTAGTATTTGACTGTTAAGACTTCTCCGATTGACTTGTCATGCTTTTTGAATGCCTTGTAAGCTTTCTCAAGCAATGCAAGATTGCTAGCCTTGAGACCAAGAGGCTGACCGTTGTCAATCTGCGCAGTATCATCTTGAGGGACAACTCTGCGCCAGTCAGGGTACTTGCCCCCAAGTGCTTTGAGGGTTTGTGTCCCTTCCTGAGTCCTGATGCTCACCTCAGAGGTTGCGCTATTGTGTTCCAGATCAATGCCAGAAATATCCTTGCAAGCTGCGATGATCTTAACCGTGGAGTTTTGTAGGATGATTTCAAAGTCATCCCCGAGCTTGTCTCCAAGTTTAGCATAGGCCAAAACATTGCCGTCAGTCGCTATCGCAAAGAAGCCCTCAGCGTTGTTCTGAAGGCAAACGCCATTCAGATAATACCTGATGTCCTGCGTGCCTTCAAAGAGGGCCACATAGGCGATTCGAGCAATGGCTTCTTGAGACAAATGAATCTTTGTCATGATGTTTTCTCCTTGAGTTAAAACCTGTTAGAAAAATAACAGGCTGAAAGACCTAGGAAATAAACCACAGTCCTTCAGTATGTTATTTTAATCGTAAAACCCTACAGGTGTTCCATCCTCGGTATAAAAATGCCTGTAGCTGTCCATGATTCTGACTCTATCCCCTTTTTCAAGATAAGGTTTTACAGCCTTGGCTTCCTTTACAGCATCTCCGATAAAATAATTATATTTGCACCGATTGATGTTACTAGTCACCATAGTATCCCTGTGTTTCCACAGAAAGTTGTTTTCAACAAGATACGAATAGCGATTGTTTTGTTTATATTCATGCTTATGGATTTGCACGAAATAACCTTTATAAAGATACGTCATTGTGTTTCTCCTTTTGATTAGTTTAAAGAATAAACTAACAGAGACCTACTAGAATTCCTTTCGTTTCTAGTAGGCAACTGTTAATCAATTCCAAAGAAAGTAAAGATTTAAGCATACAATGGTTAATGCACCTGTTACTGTGCAAACCATCGTGATGATTGCAACTAAATCCTCAAGTGTCATAGCAAAATACCTTGTTCTGCAAGACTGTCAAGAATGTGGTTAATATCCTCTTGGTCTATGTGAAAAGTATGACTTCCGCCATTGTACAAATTGACAGTAGCATACCCCACACCACTAAAGACAATGCAAAGATAGACACTCCCCTCACCGAAGTTACGGGCAATCTCAAAGCACACACCGTTGTCTGTGTTTTCGACTGTCAATAGATGAGCATCTCTGCAATTTTCTTCAATATTATCTATAAGATCTTGCAGAAGGAAGTACGCAGTTTCCCGGTTTTCGAGCATTTTCTTTTCGCTCATTTGTTTTCTCCTTTAAATACCTAGAAAAAGCCTAAAGGGAATACAGTTAACCGCTGTATTCTCCCTAGGCTTTCAATTCTCGGTTATAAGCTTATAACCGTATGCCTCCAAAAAGTCTTTATGACATTCATACATGTCTTTTGCACATGTATAAGAGTCAAATGTGTCTGAAAGAGTCGGCCTTTCAGCTTTACCTGAAAGATTTCTACATTTCACAACGTAGGTGTAGGTATGTGCTTCAAAAAGAACTTCTTTGAAGCTAGTACCATTGCGGTAAAGACAGGATTTTAACAACATGTTTTTCTCCTTACTTGGTTTTCTACCCTAAAGGCCACTTAGTATTTGTAGCCTTTAGGCTAGACCCTAGGTAAGCCCTAAGGTAAAGCCTAGGAGAAAAGGAGAAGTAAACTAGGGCCTACCCTAGCTAAATTATCCTGATGCACTCGGATAGCAAACCCTTTAGTCTATCTCTATAGAGCTATCATAAGCCCTATAAGTGCCCAGCAAATACCCAGATTGTTAAAGAACATCTATCTAAGAGATTCGATCAGTCATCACGACTGTTCTTTTGTATGCCTCGAATAGTAAAGCACTCTTTTCCTATTGTCAAGACCTAGAATGTAAAAAAGTGTAAACCATAGATAACTGGATATTGTCAATAGTACGCCCATGCGTGATACCACAAGTTAAACATAATGTCAATACTCAATAATAGGTATAACTACTACTTACTTATAGGTAATACTTTAGGTGTGCACAGATATATCACTTATAGCCACTACCTATAGTGTCACCCTAGCGTCTAACCACTATATCTACCTTAATAACCATACACTTTAGTCAACTATTAGATAAAAAATAGGGCAAACCTACCATTATACAGTAAGCTTGCCCTTCATGTCAATTAGAGAAAACCCTGATGAATCCCCGGAAGTGTATCTATTAGTGACACTCAGGGGCACCCACAGGGGGTAATGCACGCCTCATTAAACTTAAGTGAGGTCTTATAATTATTTTCAATTTTTTTAATCCAGTAGTAAACCTAAAGTCTCACCTATGGAAGACACAACTGGGTTACAACTTGCAGTAATTGATCGACATCTTTATTCACCAACGCAATCACAAACAACACAACAACTACCACAAGTTTCACCCAATGTACGACCTTAGGATTCCTTAGGATAGACGATAGTCTATTAAAGATAGACAAGAGTCTTTGTATCATTATTATTCCCTACTCCATCTGTTACTTTAAGTTACCACTCCTATAAGGAGCTTTAAGTCTCTATAGCCTACTAGAGACTCACCTTATTGCAACACCAATGAACATTGGAAACAATAAGATACCACCTCTATAAGGGACTTTAAGTTACACCCTTAGTTTTTTATAATCTTATATATACTTAAAGCCCTACTTTGTTTTTCTACAGTCAGATTTTATTATTTCGAGTCTAAATTCTTATAGTAAGATTTTATTATTCAAGTAGGGAAAACACCTATATACATTGATCTAAGTCAACTAAAAGATACTTATATTAGCTACATTGTCCATACCATCATCGTATGTATCGACAAGGTATTTACCATAGGTCTTAGTTGTAAGATGTTTCAATAGGCCATCCATAGAGTCTTCATACCATTGAGCACTAGTCTCAGAGATACCTTCATCAGCATCAATTCCCATAAAGTCTTTAATGTACTTGACACCTATAGCCACAGCATCTAATCTGTCATCATGTATCAGGGCACCTTTATCGTGAGTTATACGAGTAAGCTGATAGAAGAAGGAATACTTAAAGTCTCCTTCCGGTACACTATTGAAATCCTTCTGGATACACTCAGGAGTAGTACATAATTTATGATTTCCTAAGACAGGTTCTAGTGTATCTATGATGCGTAATTCTTTCTGACCTGTAGATTTGACTTCATTGACACCACAATTAGGATAGACCTTCTTTAGGATGGGCTCAAAGAGTCTGGTGTACATACCATCACCAAAGTTAGCTTCTATAATGACTTCTTGGACATTGTATAACTTAGCAATATTAGCAAGTTTATTCAATACAGGTTCACTATAGCCACCCAATAGGCCACCTACATCCATCAGGTAAATATAACCATTGATTAGATACAGAACACCATATCCTGTCTCATCCTTACCTCTACCTGAGGGGTCTATTACGAGACATTTGTAGTCGTACTTTTTGATCTCTTCCGAGGATGTATTGTAGTAATAGAAGTAGTCACCCTTTAGTCCCATTGTAGGTATATCACTAGACAGCCTTTTGCTGGCCTCAGGGAGCCACGTAAGCTTCATTGGAGCCTCTACCCTATCAAACATACCCACAAGAAAATCCTGAAGCCTGAGCGGGTATCTATCGGCATCTGAGAGTGTTGTATCGAGCATGAACTGAAGAGCAAAACCCGCTCTACCATAAGACAGTTCACGTCTCTGTAGGTCTTCTTCATCGAATCTCAGGGGGTCTGTAGGTCTCCCTGCGTACTTCTTAGGGTCACTATCGTATCTCTTAGCGATATATGGGGCTAGTCTATCGCCATAGTTATTCCTAGACTTATCATCATAGGGGTATCTGGCAGGGAATATGATGCAGGTGTAGCCTCTTTCTTGTAGCTCATTGTACAAAGACATTTCATTTTGAGGAGTACCAAGATATATGATCTTACCATTAGGCTTAATCACAGCATCATATTCCTTGACATATTCGAATAGTTGATCTCTGAGTACCTGAGTGAAGCTATTCTGTACAACTTCAACGTCATCTGAGATCAGGAGATCAGCACGACTACCGGTAAGCTGCCCTTTAATACCTACTGATTTGACACTAGGGCTATGGTCAGGTAAAGCAGGGCCGACATCAAACAAATTTTGTGTGTCTCTCTGTCCCTCTCTAGCCTTTAGGTGAGACAAGAAAGGCAGCACATCAATGATCTTCTTAATAAAGATAGCGTTAGCATCAGCTCTTTCTTTGTTAGCTGACACAATCATTACCTTAATCTGTGGGTCTCTCCACAAAGACCACACACAATAGGCACACGTAAGGAATGACTTAGCAACACCACGGAAACCCTCAATGATAAACCGGTCACTAGGAGGATTCTGGAGTGTCTTAGCAATTTGATCTTGTATGGGTGTCAATTTTGGAAGTCCGATTTGAGACCATACAAGGTTACAGAACAAAGGAAAGTTATTGTAATACTCTAGGAGTAAAGAATTAGTTGATTGCTTGGCTGTCATATCCTGCTTCACTATAGGTATTATGTACCTTCATCAGAAGGCTATTCAAAGCGTTTCCTTCATCGTCTCCTGCTTTAAGGACACAATCTATGCCATTACGTTCTAGCTCCTTAATAATAGCGTTATAGAGCTGTGGGGAACGCTTATCGGGGTCATCCAAGTCGTTACTCATAGCATCATAAAGTTTCTCTTGGATTAACCCTAGGAGTTCTTCAAGTTCTTGTGTTGTTTTCTTTGCTTTTCTGTTGCTCATGTTCTCTTTTAATCCTTGCTTCTATTTCTCTTAGTCTTCTTTTAGCTCTAAGATAGGGGTCAACCCAATATCTCTTTATGATACTAAGGATTCCAACAAATGTATAAATGATTGTTGCTATATAAACCCAATCAGATAACGGGAAGCCAAGAAGAGTACATGAAGAGACTACAGCAGGAGGAGAAGACTGCAATACACCATCAGCAATCTTCTTGACATCCTCGTCATCTAATACAAGCATATTTTACAAATCCAAGAATTCTTTTAGAGCTTTCAAATGTATTTCACCAGAAAGTCTATTATTATTGAATTCAATAGTAGGAAGCTCACGAATTGAGGCATATTCTTCTTCTGACAACTTAGATATATCTATAACTTCATAGGATACTCCAAGTCTATCCAAAGTGTTCTTGAGGCTCCTACACTTCATGCACCAATCAGCACTGTATATCTTTGGCTTTTGGTTCTTTAAAGAACTTTCGTTCATTGAACTCACCTATCTTACCTTTATTGTAACCTGAAGTCGGTCTAAGGTATCCCATAACACGACTCCAGACTTCACACGGCTGCCTTTCTTCAGCGTGTTCTTTCAGAATCTTTTGTTCAATATCTACTTCACTTATCATTTACAACACTCCTTAGCTTTATATTTTTCAATGATTTCTTTATCACACAAAGGACAATGGTCATGTTTACCTGCAAGGTACCCATGCTTAGGACAAATGGAGAATGTAGGCGTAACAGAGATATAGGGCAACTTAAAGTTAGTCACAGCCTTTCTTACAAGATTCCTACAGGATTCCCAAGAGCTGATCTGTTCGCCAATATACAGGTGCAATACGGTACCACCGGTGTACATACATTGCATCTCTTCTTGTCTCAGAAGAGCCTCAAAGGGGTCATCCGTGAATCCTACAGGCAACTGAGAGCTATTCGTATAGTAGGGATTCTCTGCTGTACCTGCATGGAGAATATCGGGGTATCTCTTGATGTCTTCCTTAGCAAATCTATAGGTCGTACCTTCAGCAGGAGTAGCTTCCAGATTGTATAGGTTTCCAGTCTCTTCTTGGAACTCAATCATCTTTTCACGGATGTAGTTCAAGACTTCAAGACACCATTGTTCACCAAAACTAGTAGTAATATCCTCTTTGTCATCCGTAAAGTTACGAACCATTTCGTTCATACCATTGACACCAATCGTACTGAAGAAGTTCCTAAATGTCCCCAGATAACGTCTAGTGTACGGATAGAGACCTTCACCCATCATCTTAGTGATAAACTTACGCTTGATCTCAAGGCTCTCTTTAGCTAAGACAAGGAGTTCAGTAAGTTCTTTATAGAAACCCTCATAGTCTCCCTTATGCTTATGCCCAAGTCTAGCCATATTGATTGTTACAACACCAATGCTACCGGTCTGTTCTGCACTACCAAACAAACCATTTCCACGCTTAAGCAGTTCTCTAAGGTCAAGTCTAAGTCTGCAACACATAGAACGAATATCGGTAGGCTTCAGTTCACTATTGCAGTAGTTAGCGAAGTACGGATTACCATACTTAGCTGTCATCTTAAACAGGTACTCACAATTAGGATGCTCCCAGTCAAAAGCATCGGTAATGTTATAGGTAGGAATAGGGAACGTAAAGGCTCTGCCATCCTTGTCACCCTCAATCATAACTTCCATGAAGGCTCTGTTAATCATGTCCATTTCCTTTTGGAAGTCACCATAGGTGAACTCTTGTTCTTCACCACCGATAATAGGATGCTTGTTCTTCAAATCTTCAGGACACACCCAGTCAAACGTAAGGTTAGTAAAGGGACATTGAGAACCCCAACGGCTACCCACATTGAGACTGAAGATCATAGACTCAAGCTCTCTCTTAATATCTTCAAGGCTCATATTATCAAGTAGTACAAAGGGAGCCATATAGGTATCAAAGCTAGAGAATGCCTGAGCACCTGCCCATTCGTTCTGAAGGCATCCAAGGAAATTAACGATCTGACCACAGGCTGTAGAGAAATGCTTAGGAGGATTACTTGAAATCTTTCCTACAATACCATTAAACCCTTCCTCAAGCAATGCTCTAAGGCTGTGTCCACAGCAATAACCAGAGAGCATATCCAAGTCGTGAATATGATAGGAACCATCACGATGCTTCTCTCCGATCTCTTTAGGATAAACTTCATTGAGCCAATAGTTTGCTGTGATCTTACCGGCAGTATTCAGAATCATGCCACCAAGGGAGTACCCCTGATTACTATTAGCCTTAATTCTCCAGTCAGCATGACCAATGTATTCTTCGATAGCTTCCTTGACTTGAACTGCTGTACGTTGCTTTCTGTGTTGTTCACGATAAAGGATAAATGCCTTAGCTGTCTCAAAGCATCCGTAGTCACTCAGGAATCTTTCAACCATATCCTGAATCTCTTCTACATTGATCTTTTCATTGAAATACTCAATATCTGTAAGTTCTGCTTCAAGATTAACAAGGCAGTTCACCATATTCAGATCAGGATTGTCAATATTTTTACCTATAGCTTTATAGGCTTTACCGATAGCTGACTCAATCCTACTCCAGTCGTACTCTACTTCTCGGCCGTCTCTCTTAATTACCTTCATTAGACACTCCTTCTTCAGTATCACGGTATTTTTCAAGAATACCAATCAATGCTTCACCATCAGATTTATCAAACGTAAAATTCATTACAGTTACTCTACCACTCTTCTCAAAGGCAGAGTTAATAAAACCTTTAGCCATCTCAATGTCAATCTGATTGTTATCATTGACGATACCGGCTGTCTTCAGCATAGGTAGATACTGAGAGACAATGCTATCCATTCTACGAAGGATAACAAAGGTAGAACCTCCAAGAATCCACTTCATAGTAGAAGGTGCTGAAGGCATAAGACGAGTATCAATGAACTCAGGAATAACGTTCTGTAACTTACTAAGACTAATCAATGCTGACATATTCTCCTCCATTTGTTGAACAAAAGCCTAGCCTGAAGTTTCCTCCAAGCTAGGCTCACTATTATCTATTGTAAGTCTTTATTAAGATTGCGTAGGCGTAGTGGTAGTCGGAGCAGTCCAAGAGTTGTATCTCGGCATCGCTTCAGGACAAATAGCAGAAAGAGGAACATTAGTCTGAGTAATCTTGCCAACCAAAGCCTGGAGACTTGCAATAGCCGCTGAATTAGCTTCACAGCAGCACTTGGCAGCAGAAGCAACTTGATCAATCTTGCCATTAAGAGCCAAGCCCTGTTCACGAAGCTGTCCTTGGATAACCTGTTCACGAAGTTCAGCCTTTTCACCGGCACACTTGATTTGCTCTTCAAGTCTAGCAATAGTCACTCTGTTGTTAGCAGATTCTTCAGACAAGGGTTTAATGAAGGCATACATTTCAGTACGCAGTTCCTTGTCATTAGCCACGGACTGATTGAAAGCGGCAACCATATTAGCGTTAGCCAATCTCTCAGCTTCAAGTCCCTGAACCTTAGCTTGGAGATCAGAGATGTACTGAGCTTCAGCAAGGCCACCTACACCACGATTACAACAGTTGCCACCGAGGATACCTCCAAGGACACCACCATTGCAACCACTAAGCTGATTCACGAGTCCAACAGTACCGGCAATACCCAAACCCAGAGCCGTACCTGCTACACCTTTACTTGCATATTCAGCCATTTTTATTCTCCTTTATGTTCCATCATATAGTTAAACTTACGGATACCACACAGAATTTCTATGCAGTCCTTTACATCATCCAAATCTTGAGAGTCCCAACAAGACTCATCCAGAAGATGCTCAAGGCAATCTTTAGCTCTATGAGCTGTATCTTCAAGGACATCCCTCATGTCTCTCGTAGGATGTTCTGTATCTTTATATTCAAAAGAATACATATTCGTTTATCCATTTATTGTTGTGTATAGTTTTAGGTAGTTGTCACGTCAGACAGGTTATCTATACAAAACTGTCTATGCACAAGCGAGTAGCTTGTTATGTTAGTTACGAATTGTTATACATCAACCCATTTACAGGGTAAGTAATAGAGATAACTACCACTAATTATATCTAATTTTGTTCCTTCAGGCACATAAATCTTTGTAGGTAAACTATCAGTGTCAGTACTGGCATATCGCCCGCTAAGTAATAGTGTAGAGCCATCAGGATATGTTATTGTATCGTTCTGATAGTCCCCAATATCGTTTAAACCAGTTATACATATTGGGGTACTTGTTACAAAAGATGTACTAGCCATTGTGCCACGGTAGTATTGTATTTCGTATGAGGTTAAAACTAACATTTTCATATTGTCACCATCAAAAGCTAAACCAAAGATCATTTCCTTATTTAATGACATAAGTTCTTCCTCTTTGATTTTCTTTTGAGTGAGACAATATGATAAGAGCTAACTCTAACCCCCCCCAAGAATTCTGGTGAAATCTTATAGAATTTAAGCTTGTTATAAGATACCGTAGGTGTTATTGACCCATTATAACTTGTTATCTTTAAAACAATTTTTGTTCCTTTCGGTACTAATCCATTAACACCCCACGTAAAATCAGGTTGTCCTGTATCTAGTTCAAAAGCTTCATAGTGTAATTGTTCACCATCAGGAGTATAAACAGTTATATTACCATTCATCCAAAGAGCATGTTTAACTCTCATTGAAAACGAAGTTGTGGGTTCTGGTAATATAAACTCATTACTATTTCCAGAAATAGCTTTATTTTTTTCTATTTCTAGGTAAGCATACATATCATCGCCTCCTAAAGAACTTAAGCCAAAAATAATCTCTTTGTTTAAAGACATTACATTATTCTCCTACAACAAAGAAGAGAACTTTTGGTTGAGCCTTTAGAAGACAACAGTATGACTTTAACCCCCCCCCCCTTAACTAAGGGGATTACGGACATTTTTACTGTTTTTGATGAAGAAGTGTTTTTTAAAATAGTTCCTTTAGCGCAATAAAAGGTAGGCTCGCTATGTGCGTTTCTTTCATCATCATAAAAGGGGGTTTTACCGTCTATAGAAATAAATGCTCCTGAAATATCGTCATTAGAATAAGAAAAGCATACAATAAAAGAGTCTTGCTTAACTGTATAGCTCTCAGAACGCCCTATATAAACGTATTGTGTATTACCCCAATCAGGAAAAAGCATATCGTCTCCTATAAGTCCAACCAATGAGAATAATATTCTGTCTTTATCAAACATATATTAAGCTCTCTTCTTAAACTTAATTCTATTGATACAAACCATATTATTCAATTGGTAAGACCTAAAGAAGACTACAGGGTATTTAAGCCCCCCCCCAGATTTTATTTCAGGGTAGGAAATCCAAATAGGATAGCGTAGTGTAATAGTCCAATAAGAATTATATCCTTTATTACTTTTTACACGGGTTCCTTTAGGAAGGGGTATAGTTCCATACTTGTATATATTTCCTTGTGATTCATCAGTACTAGACAATGTTTCAGTTGTACCATCAGGAAATGTTAACTCGATAGAAGATGCTCTACCATTGCTTTTTGTAACACCCATAGTAGCACTTCTTTCTAGAATAAAATCTAAAGAAGTTGTTTCTTCTTTCTCTGAAAAATCTGTGCTAAGCCAAGGAATATATAAATTTCCCATATAATCTTCCATCATTAAGCTAAATATTAAGTCTTTATTTAGCATATCTATAAATTAGCATCCTCTCTAAATTCAGGAGGGTATTGTAACCTATTAAGTTCACTTTCATACGCCTCCTTACAATGATCGTCTTGCCAAAAGAATAATAGGTTAATTAAATTTCTAGTCCACTTTCGCTTACCTGTAATGTAAGCTCTATGTGATCGACTAGACACCGTTTCATCTGCATATCCACCAAAAAGTGTATTCACTAATTGATCTAATGCAACGAGTACCTGAAAACAATCAGGATGCCTCATTGTCACTAAAGTCACACTTAGTGAAACTTATAGTGACACTTTTGACTTCTTCTACGGATGTAGCAGATTCAATAGCAGTTCTATAAGTCCACTTTTCGTTATATGCAGATTGTCCCGCTGTAATGATCTCAAGCTGTATCGTCTTGAGTTGTTCCAAGGATACCATATGGGGCTGATTATTGGCATCCATGAAAATAGAAGTATAAACCATAGCTCCAGACTCAGCCGCTATAACCAGACCATTAACGTCCATCATAGCTCTAGCATCAGAGTCACACTCATAGCCTAAGCTAGAGATCATCTTAGCGTCATTTTCATACCAACTAAGGAACTTTCTTTCAAGTTCATTTAGTTTGGTTTGCTTTACTTCCTCCAAGGAAGGTTCTACTGGCTCAGGGTCAGGGAGTTCTTGATAAACCACCCCATATATTGCCCAACCAGAAGCATCCTTAGGAGTAGAAAAGGCTTTACCGTCTTGTTCCCAAATGTCTTTCTTCAATTGGTAAACAGACGTGTATTCTTTTCCTTTATAAGTATATTTCTTAATCATGGTATTAAGACTCCTTAAACATCAAGGAAATAAACCCATGAGTATTAGACCAATGAACAACCATAATACCAACAAAAGCTTTAGCAGGAAGACTCGTAGCATTATCAGTTATCCAAGTAAACTTAGACGAATCAGCAGTTACCGCCAAGCTACCAGAACTATTCGCGTTGTTCATAACAATAACCTTAGTCCACGATTGGTTAGCCGCACCGTTACTGATAGTCAAAGCCATATCACCAGAGTAAGTCCAACAAATAGAATCTCTAGAACTATTGTTGACAGTCAGACTAGCTGAAGTCACGTTGCTAGAGTTCTCGTAACCGTTAAGGTTTCCTCTGTTGCCAGACATAAGAATATCTTTAGGTGCATGACCATCAGTACGCCCAGTACCACCTCTAGCAATCGGAAGTTCACCAGAAACACCCAATGTGACATTAGCACTGCCATTAAAGGAACCCGCAGAAGTGGACTCAAGGTTGCAGATAAAGGTACGAGCTGTAGTCAATTTAGCTACAGTACCATCATCATTACCTGTACCGCCATTAGCAGTACCAAGGATACCTTGAACACCCGGTGTTACATTTGCAGTACCATTAAAGGATGCAGTAGAAGTGGATGCAAGGTTAGTTCTGATTGTTCTTGCAGTATATAACTTGTCAGCACTAGTTGCTCTTGCAGGTTTCAAATCATCAAGGTCATCCATGAGGGCAACCTTGTTCTTACCACCTGAAGTCTTACCATCCATGATAATTGGACGATACCCTTTAGCATCATCCGTTTGAATAACGATTTGTCTGTCCCTGCCTACAAAACCGTTATCAAAGTCTTCTTGTAGAGCATATCTTGTGGATATGTCTAAGTTAGTTAAATTTACAGCCATCTTTTATATTAACTCCCTACTCTCCCATAATCAGTTCTAACTACCTGTAGTTCACTCCACTCAGTCCACTCAGAAGTTGCAGTATCTCTAAGGCTTCTAATGAATACTCTATCAGTTCCATTCCAAGTAAACATGATTTCATTGTCACCGCCATAAGATTCTCTAGCACCTCTCATGTGGATGACATTACCATAAGAATAAGGATACCCATTATTGTATGCTTCATAAAGCTGAATACCTTTAATAGAACCTCTAGTAGAACCACTAAGTGCAGTTACTTGTCCTCTAGAGACAATATTATTGATATTGATATTTGCAGAACCATTAAAGGAAGTACCATTGATTGTTCTAGCTGTCTTTAATTTATCTGCTGTAGCCGCATTACCATTGATACTGCCTACGATAGTCTCAGAGAATGTCTTAGTACCACCAATGGTTTGATCTCGGGTTGTGTCTATAATAGTGCCATATCTGCAATATTCTAGATTACTCGAAGTACCACTATAGCGACCATTCCAAAATGCTAAAGCCGCTTTATCAATCAGGTAGTTATTATTCTCTCCGTACTCTATGTCACCTCTAGACGTCTTTGTATATCTTTCAGTAACATTCCTAGCAGTACCATTGATATTACCTGCAATGGTAGAACTAAAGGTCTTAGTACCAGCTATTGTTTGATTCCCTGTAAGCTTAACTACAGCAGAATCATTAGCCTTAGTACCTACAGTAGTCTCAAGGGTATCAATGCTGTTATTGGTGGTATCAAGATCATCTATCGTAGCATACGTAGAAGCGGCACTAGATTTAGTCAGGTAAGCAGATAAATCAACAGCACCCGCTAGGACGTCCCAAGCAGTACCATTCCAAGCTACATTGTCCCCTGCTTTGATACCGTGGGAACTATCAGCCTGAGCTACGTTGTACATATCGCCTACTTTCTGTGAAGCTACAGGAAGATCAGCATACGTATTGACAGAACCCTGATAAACCAAAGCACTGCTTAAAGCACTATCAACATAGGTCTTTTCAGCATAGACAGAAAGATCAGGTTTATTCTTGATGTACCCCTTATTGCTAGAATCTGTCTCATTCCAGTCAGCATTAAGTTGACCACTAGATGCCTGATTAGCCCAGTACTTGGCACTATAAGAACCACCTTCAACAGGGCCATCTGTTTTCTCTGCCCATGCCTGAGCTTTCTCTACATAAGGCTCAAGGTCTGCTATAGCTTCTTCAGCGGCAGTACCTATAGCGGAAATCTGATTAGTACCTGCGGTATTTACAGCTTGAACCTGAGTATCCCCTGCATCATTTACATTGGATACTTGAGTCGTACCTGCTGTATTGACATTACCAACCTGAGTTGTACCTGCGGTTTCTATAAGACCAATCTGAGCAGTACCTTCAGTTTGAAGTTCTTCAATCAGACCATCTTTAGAAGAATCAATGGTAGCAATTACAGAGTCACCTTTTTGTCCCACTAAGGTAATCTGATTGGTACCTTCAGCAGTAACAAGGCCAGTTTGCTTAGTCCCTTCAGCAGTCACAGCGGATACCTGAGAAGCACCCTCGTCTTCTACAGCAGACACTTGAGTTGAACCCGCGGTATTCACAGCTTCAACCTGAGCAGTACCTGCGGTATTCACATTGTTTACTTGTTCCGTACCTGCATTGGTTATCTCAGTCACATTTTGCTGAGACAAAGCGTTGATCTGAGAGACACCCTCAGTCACAGCTTCAGTCACAACATCCGCAGAGACATTGGCCTCTTCAGCAGAAGCTTTAGCTTGATCGGCATAGTACTTAGAGCTATAATCTACTTCTAGACCTGCATCATCAGTAACCTTGCCGTCCATCTTGATAGCCCAATCTTTAGCTTTGTTAGAAGCCGCTACAGCACCATCTTTAGCTTCATTGGACAATCGGACATTTTCAACAGTAACAGGTACAGAATCTATAGCTGTTTGTAGAGAACCATCTTCGATAGCACTAGCTACACTATTGACATCCTCAATGTTATCTGATACAGTCTTGATGTTACCACCGGTTACTTCGATCTCTTCAGTTTCACCTGTGCCCACTCTACCCATATCGGTAAATTGAGGAGGCTTAAAGGTACCTTCAAGATCACCTGCTACAGTATTGACATTATCAATATTGTCTGCTACTGTATTAACATCATCAATATTGTCAGCTACAACTTTAGCTGCTTCACCCATCTCTGCTACAGACTGTGCCCAATATTTGGCAGAGTAGTCTATCTCTTCACCTTCTTCGACTACTTTACCGTCCATCTTGACAGCCCAGTCTTTAGCTAGATTCTTGGACTCTTCAGCATCATCTTTGTAACCTTTAGTAGTATCTTTGAATTCTTCAGCTTCATTTCTGAAACCTAAAGCTTCGTCTCGATACCCTTTAGTTTCATTCTTTAAGTCTATGACGGATTGTTTATCTTTCTTATAGTAACCAAGAGTCATAGCGTCTTGGTCATCTACAGGGTCAGCTACATTGACAATACGAGTATTCTGAGCATCCCAGTTACCCTCATCGTCTCTTAACATAGCATCCTTAACGTTATCTCTAGCTTCTTCAGCAATATGGAATGCCTGAAGTTGAGACGTATCAAGGTCTGTAGCTTTGAGAATAGAAGCATCCTCAAAAGAGACTATTCGTTCTGTAGCTGAAGTATAACGTCTGACTACAATACCTTCACCTTCAGCAGGGGCAGTCTTAAGGCGTATTGTAGTATCATCTAGGAAATAATAGTCAGCACCGGTATCTCCATAGTCACCACCTGTAAGAAGAGAAAAGCCATTGTTCACATACACATGCACAAAGCTCTTCTTAAGGTAGTCAAAAGGAACTACAAAGTCAGTCTGAGTACCATTACCTGTATAATTAGCAATAGTATCTGCCATGTTGTTTAATATCCATATTTATATTCTTCGAGGCTGTCTTTTACGTGATCTCTCAATACAGGAGACAAATAGGGAAGTGACGGCAAGAGATTAAGACCTTTAAGTAATTGCTTAGATGTCTTTGATCTATTCTCATAGGTATCCTCTTCGTCATCCATAGCTATAATACTCGAATTGTATAGACCTATACCAAAATCTGCTGTTGAATCTATAAGTCTAGCAGCAGGAATCATATCGGTAATTTGCTTGCCAACATTAAAGTTACCTAGAGTCATGCTATCAGCATAGTCATCTGTAATAGACGCTGTAGTCTTACCACCTGTACCAATACCTGCTGTATTCCAAGCAAGAGCAAAGGCAGCTATAATAGGATTACGGTTAACCATATTATAGAACAATGCCTGAGATAGAACTTCAGGATTATCTAAGTCTTTGAAATCATGGAACCCTATAGTTCTATCAAGATAGTCATTACGTGCCTCTTCTTCCATACCTAGAGAACGAGTATAGGATACAAGCATGTTGACAGTACCGGACAATGCGGTAGTAGTAATTGCAAAGTTAAACATAGCCAGACTATCACCATCTTCGATACGGTTAAGCATCTTTACAAATCTCTTATTATAGGACTGAATAGCAAATGTCTTAAACTGCATAGCAAGATCAAGCATCACACTCTTGTCTCCCAATTGCCACGTAAAGATGTCATCAGGATTTCTTCTCTGCAAGCATTCTTCAAAAGCATATTTATGGAGTCTTCCGAAGATGTCTCTAAACATATCATCATCTGCCAGAGTCTCGAATCCTTCCTTTAAAGAATAAGAACCATCCTTATTGGTAGTAGCATAACGTCTAAAGACTCTGTTTAAATACTTGATGTCATCCTTAGTGATACCCAAGCGTTCAAACACTTTAGGGTCTTTAAACATCCCCTTGATACCACCTCTAGTGCTCAAAGCTCTCGTTATGAGTTCAGATGTTACAGCATCCGTAATCACATCGTTAATGTGTCCTTGGAAGCCACGCATTACAAAACCCGCAGGAGAATGTTCAGCCATAAACCTAGATGCCCCAACAGCCTTCGCTAGATAAGGATTCATATCCTCAAAGTTATCTTCAGCTTCTTTAATAGCTGCTCTTAGATTCAACCTTTCGTTGAACTCATAGCCAACTATGTGTTTCTTGATCGACTCAATACTAGCCTTATCTAAGTGTCCAGACTTAGCCAACTTAGAGTATATATTACCAACACCGGGGATGCTTCTAATGAGACTACCTGCGCCATAGGAATTGACAAGCATACCAATTTCACCAGAGTTCAGGGCACCCATAAATGTACCTACAGTAGAGAACATACCATTCTTAAATAGAGCCATAAAAGCATCTACAGCATCGTAAGCTTTTCTATCGGAGATGTTCATCCCATAAGCTCTCCTAATCATAGCTCTCATATCTCTAATATATTGCTGTCTTATCTTGGCATCCTTATGGTGTTTATCAAACAGCTCATTAGCGGAAGACACAATGTCAGCATCAAGTTCGTCAAATGTCTTTCCAAACACACGCTTAGTAGCAATTAAACCATTAGCACGTCTATTATATCTTTCTATGGTATCAACAGGGTCAGCTCTGAGACTATTCAAAGAGAAACCATTTCGATCAACGTATGCTGCATTCCAAGGCATTCTTTCCTTTGTAAAAGAGAATCCTGTACTGAAATCGCTGTAATCATCAGAATGTTTCTCTAAAGACACACCCTGATCTGAATAACCTTTAGATGCTGCCTCAGCTTTATCTGTTAAGTAGGCATTAAACTCAGCATCATAATCTGCTTGTGATAACTTCTTTTCTTTGTACTCAATACCTTTAGCTACAGCCTCTTCTCTTTCTTTAGCTATTCTTTCTTTTAACTCTTGTTCAAATCTTTCTTTGAACCACTCAAGATGCTTAGGACTATTATACACACCTTCCATCAGGTAACGCATAAGATTCTTTCTAGCAAGCTCTGTGTTAGCAAATTGCTTACTATATTTTGTATATGATCTTCTGTCTATTCTCATAGGAATATAATTCAAGTATCCCCAAATATCAGATATAGCATCAACCTGAGTAAGTTGTTCACCCTTCTTTTTGTAGGAAGCTATGTAGTTTTTAATAGCCCTCTGCATTCTTGGGTCTTTGTCTAACTGAGCTAACTCAGGAGGAATATCATAGCCTTCACCCTTAAGAAACAAATAGTTCCTTACATCTTCGTCTCCATACATTTTAGAGACAATGCCTATGTCGTTTCTAAAGCTTCTCAGATATTTATCATCATCAACCCTAAGTTTTTCAGACTCTTCATAAAGGGTAGCCTTACCGGAACCAAATCGAGTAGTTCCCAATCTATCACTTCTATCATAAGGCATAACATCTACAGGAATAGTTTCCTTAGGGTCATTAAGGTAAATCTTAGATTGATCTGATTCAGTCCTTACGTGTCTAACTCCTTGTTCCCAATGAGTGGTGTTTCTTATAAGAAAGCTAACACTATCAATGCCTTCTTTATCATAATCAAGAAGTCTTTGTTTTACTTCAACAGAAGGAAGACCAGAAGTCAACTGCTCTCTCATGTCATTGAGTTTAGTAACAAAACCCTTAGACTTTGTTACTTTTTCAATCTCAGGCGCAAAGTCTCCGATAGCCTTAGGTTTTTCTCCATTAGTCACATACTTGTCATGTGCTAGAACACCTTTAATCTTAGAGACTCTAAGCTTAGTTGCCGCATATCCTGCTACTTCCATAGCACCAGACAAAGTAGTTATAGCGGCTACGTCTCTCCACACATTCGTTTCAAGACCACTCACTTCACCTGCAACCTGATTAGCGGCTACACCAGAAACAACATTGGCTGCTATACGACCACCTATATCTATAGCTTTAGCCGCCTTAGTAGATACTCCTAAAACAGCACCGGCAGGAGGAACTACAGCAGTCAAAGCCATAGTACCGAGATCGACAGGATTACCAAAAGCACCTATAATACCACTATATAATTGCCAGTACCAAGGACTATTAGCAATCCTACGTTCAATCTCTAGGTTCTGTTTATATAGAGCTATGTTTTTCTCTACTTCTTCATAGGTGTCAGCACCACGTAGAACAACATCTAGGACATCTTCATCTGTACCTACCTGTTTGTAGATTTTGTCAAGTTCTGAAATAGAAGGTTTGTAGCTCTCCCAGAATTCACCGGTGCCATTCTTAGCTTGTCTATAGAACATACCGAAAGGAGAAATGGCATAGGAATCCTGAGTGAGTTTACCAAGTTCATCCCAACCATAAGGTTTGTATTCTATATCGTTAGGTGTTCCTTGAGGTAACTCATTATTTACTCTAGGTTCTTTTTCATTGATAGTATCCAAGCCCAATATAGGAATGCCACTATTTGTTGCTGAGGATACAGAAGTGGAATTACCACTAAATAGTTGCATACTTCCTGTAGTAGCAACAATAGGTTTATTATCAGGCATTGTTATCTCTCAATATTTCTTTTATCAAAAGCTTCTCTAATCTTCTTAGTGAAGACGTTAATAGGTATATTGCCTCTAGGATTACCACTAATATCAATCACATGAATTGTATTGTTTGCAGCATCATAATAAGAAGCATCATAATCCTTAGGAAGTTTAACCCCCGGTGCTGTCTTAGCAATATCTACAAAGACTTCATTTGCTATATCGACAATGGTATCTGAATCTACAGTTATCCCTGCAAAATCTTTCAAAAGAAGACTACGAGGAACAATGAAAGTATTGATACCTGCAAGTTCTGCTTCAACTTGTTCCTTAGCAGCAGAGACACACTTACCCATCTTTTCATTCGTTACCAAACTAAGCTTATGCGCCCTAGCTAAGACAATACCATCAAGAGCATCGTTTATTCTAGCAAACTGTGCTTTAGGTATTCTGTCTTCTTCAAATCCTCTAATCTCAGACATTCTGACAAGGGTATTAAACTTCTGTTCAGGGGAACCAGTAGCATCACTCATAGCTTCATTATTAGCTATAAAAGCTTGCTTACGCCCAAGGATTTCTATGGGGTTATATCCCATATCCATTCCCATGTTAATCAAGTCCATGTCATCTTTGAATCCCTTGTCATTACTAACAAGATTTGCTACAGCAGAAGGATTCATGTTATAGACTTCAACAAAACTAGCCAGATTCTTAGGAACATACCCTAAGTTATTTCCTTTAGCATCAGACAAAGGAACCATGTCAGGGTCAGAACCTGTAGGTAATACACCTTTATTTACAAAGTTCTCTACAGCAGAAGTCGTTTTTGTAAAAGCATTCTTGAACTGTTCAGCAGTAAACGTTCTAAGTTCAGAAGGGGCACCATTAGCAACTATATTGTTAAGCATGGTGTTAATTCTGACAGTATCACCAGAGTTTAACACTTCGCCTACAACAAACTGTTGGGCAAGTTTTCTAGTGTTGGCATCACCCTTAAGTCTGAATATAGCAGATTCTTCAGTTTCAGAAGTGTTTCCTAAAGCTTTATCTCTGTAATAATCTATATAAGACGCAAGAGTTATTGTTCTATTATTTTCTGATTCTGCTGATTTAAGAAGAGTCTTTTGGTTTCTCTCAGCATCATCAATAGCACCATACAGAAGATCAGTTTTCTTTGTTTTAAGATTACCATTAGCTTTAATCTCTTCTGTCAACAATCCTCTAAGCTTAGGAATACCATCAGGTGCAGTCTTTAGAGAATCTACGTATGTCTTAAACGCATAGTATTCTTGTCCATCAGCTTCAAACTTTACATTATCAGCTTTAGTCTGCAAAGTTCTGATATAGTCATCACCATAGTAATCACGGAAGGTCATATCAGAACCCGGTATCTTTTGATCTGCCAGATAATCTACATACGATCTACCCCAAGGTTTAGTTGAAGCTCTAGTAAAGATACTCGTGTAGAGTTCAGTCTTCTCTTTAGGACTAAAATAAGAACCTTGAGTATTTTCCCAGTCTTCAATACCGGCAAAGACAGCATCGGGTGTATTGCCATCATCTATGAGTTTACCTACAAGTGCTGTTACTTGTCTAGCAGATTCCTCCTTGTACCACTGATTAGTGACACTAGCATTTTTGACATACGATGCTTCACGTTGTCTCTCTGATTCAGCCCAGAAACCTTCTTTAAAGAAGTAGTCATTTTCAGCATCATAAGGCATATACTGAGAGACTTCACTAGGAGCTGACATCTTAGAGTCAATCATTGCTACTTCTACTTCATAGGGACTCTTACCTACGAATTCACCACGAGCAATACGATTGTTAAAGTCTGTCTCTTCGATACCAGAAAGAATCTGACCTGTACGATACTTGATTCTCTGCATTGCTACAGGGTTATCTTGTATCGGAATATCATTGTCAACTATAGCTTTATTGTATGCCTGCAACCCATAGCGATCAATGTATTTATCTGCAAGATCATAGGCATTCTTTTGGTATGCTTTAAATCCTGCCAATCCAATATCTACAAGTTTCCCTAAAGCTTCTGCATAGTTATCAGCCACTTTAGGGGGAGCATCCAATACTCTAGTATTTAGTCTAGCAGCCTTACCTTTGTCTAATGCTTGGATACTAGAATTGAAATATCTCCATTGTCCATACTGACTAGCTATTCCCTTGTTACCTGCACTATTTTGATAACTTGCCATCTAGTCTCCTTTAATAAACAAAGTTATAACGATAAAGTCTATTGTTTCTGCTTCCGTTACTAGAACTTCCAAACATATTTGACAGCATATTCATGCCTTGGAACATATTGTCGTACTTCGAGAATGACTGATTGAAACCACTCAAGAAGTTACCCCAAGACCAACCACTAGAACCGGCAGACAAAGCAATAGAACCTGCACTAGAAGCTCCTGCTGCACCTGTACTCAAAGCACCACTAGAGCCTATACCTGCAAGTGACATAGAGCCACTACCTGCACCGGCTATGCTTGATGCGCCACCACCGGCCATAGCACTAAAGCCACCACCTATGCCAGAGCCTATCATAAATCCCTTGATAGAACCCTTAACAGAACTCTGAAATACAGACATAACGTTTTGGAAGTCAGAAGCCTGAGCATCATTAAAGTTCTCTTCAGCTTGCTCTACGGTATCTTTAACTTGTATATAGAGAGCGTCTTTCTGTTGCCTGATCTCCCCAATATCTTGGTAGTAGTTATCTATAACCGAAGTCTTTCGTCTTTCTGTTTGACCTTCAATAGCTCTACCAATTTGTTTAGACGTTCTGCCTTCAGTACCAGTTTCACTAAGAGCTGCTGATACCTGAGCATTGTTCTGGATTGCATTAAGCTCTATGTTAAAAAGATTACTCTTAGCTGACTCAAGGGAATATCTTTCTTCAGTTGTGAGTGCATTCTGATTGTAGTTGTAGTTCTTCATCAGAACAGACATCTGCTGAATGTAGGCTTCACGCATAGCCTTTTGCTGAGATCTGACATTATGAATCCCACCTATGCCACCTACAACACCACCTACAATAGCACCTATAATTCCACCTACTGCCATCTGTTACACCTTCTGAGTTCTTCTAACATACATACCCTCCCAACCACCAGAAACAATATTCACAGGAAGCATATTGTCACTATAGAGTTTAATAGCTACTTCATTATTCAGCTCATGCACAGGGAACTTAAAGCGTCCACCGAATACCTTATTAACACCAAGCAACAAGTCAGACACACCAAGATTCTTAGATGTACAAGTATAGGTATATTCTTTGTGTTTCAAACTATTGATTACCTTCGTGTTAAACACACCGGAATCAGAATAGTTGAACCAGAAGTATCTCAGCATAAGTCTTCCTTCGTCTTCAGACACAACAGCACCTTGACTGTTATTCTGTTTAATCAAAGGTCTAGACAAAGTAACATCAAGAACATATTGTCTGCCTACGAATACCTTCTTATTTCTAAGGTCTCCTGTAAGTCTGAATACACCGTTATCATCCCATTCGCTTGTCTTATAAAGATACCCTTCAGGAGTGACAAGGAAGTACGTATAGCCTTCTGTAGGAGTCGTACCATAGACATCTTTAAGTGATACCTCTGTATAATTATTGAAATCACTGTATTTGTTTCCTTGAGGTATCGTGTACTCTGTCTTTCTGTCCATGAATAGTCTTACAGGCTCATCATGATAATCTAGAGTATTACCAGTCAATTCAGCTTTCTCTAGGAATAAACCTGATGGTGTACTTATAATCATGTATATATTAGCATTGATAAAGTCAGCCAATAAGACACGACTGTCATCAGTCCCAAAAGTCCATTTAAACCACGATTGTTGGATTGTATTACCGTTGACAAGAATAAACTTATAAGTATATACAGTATTAGGGATATTATCAGAAAGACAAGTAATGACATTTTCTGTGGAGTTCCCAGAGAGTCTAGTGATTCCTGTAGGAATATATCTAGGTACGTGACTAGAACAATCCTCAGCATCTCTTAGGTCTGCTACATCTTGAATCGTATAGAAACGCATAAGAGAGCAATAGTTCACTCTATCGTTAATGAAATAAATGCTATTACCAATATTGATAGGTTGAACATTAGGATTGTACACAAAGCTAGACACTTGATCTACTTTAACTGACTTAGGAGTTAAGACACCATCTGAGCCTAAGACAAACTGTCCTTCCCTAGCAAACAGCATAAGTTCCCTAGAGAATGGCACAGCATGAGTCAGAATGGATACCTTATTGGAACTCACAGCTACGTCTATAGCATCCGTATCAAGGACACTCGTAGCAGTCTCAAACCAGAAGTTAAAGAAATCAGCACTAGCACTCAAGATAATATTCTCATCTGCAATAAACCCTAGTCTATTACGATAGAAGAATATATCATTGATTGTTCTAGTAATGAAGGTAGGCTCAGGGTTACTATCTTCGTCACCTGTTTGTCTATCTATCCATTCCAATCTCTTGAAACTAAAGGTACCATCAGATTCTCTGACAAGAGCATGAGGCATTGTCTGAGCATCAATCTTATAGGGAATACCTCTAGCTAGAGTTTCTTGCCAAGTCTTTTCGCTAGCATTCCATTTGACATAGTAGTCATCTGAAGTATCGCCTGAAGTGTATCCTTTAATTCTCAATACAAAACCATCAGGTGCATCGTTTGGTAGCTTATTCTCAGAAGATACCCAGTCCTTAGCAGAGTAGAAGTTACCACCGGCATAACCATCTTCAATGTTATACTCGAAGTCACTCCCATCTTTCTTACGAACAGACAGAGTAGAACTGTTATCTATTTGTTCTGCCTCAAAGGTACCTGTAATACCTACATTATTCCAACCATCATCAGACGTAGCAATAGAGCAAACATCTTCGTCACCTGCGGATGCCAGTTGACTAAACCCAGTCTTCCATGCTACACCTTCCCAGTAACCTTCAGTAGGCTTAGTACCAATCAAAGCATAGTAAAGACACTCTGCTACTTTCTGAGTATTGGCATATCTAGCGTGCCACGCAGAGTTACCCGAAGGTAATCTTACACCGGCACAGAACTTATCATTAAGCCATATCTCATAGGTCTTACCATAGGCAGTACCTCTGACATCAAACAACACCTTGCCATCATTCGTGTCTGGACTGAGATCATCAGTCATAGCAGTCTTAATGGTGTTGTTCAGAATAAACGTATAGTCAGCAACAGTTACAGCTCTGAATTCCTTTATAGGGTCTGTGACAGTCAGATAACTAGCATCTTCCTTAATGTTGACAGTCTTAGCGTTACCATCCAAGTCCCATACTCTAAGACTACCTGAGCGCATCTCTAGGATGTACTGCTCATTCTCATCTCTATTGATAACATGGTATCTCACCTTATTGTTACCCATAGAGTCTCCAAGTCTAGCTATATGTATAGTAGGGGGTCTCTTCTGAAGACCTTCTACTTCACTAGGGAAACCGTTAATAAGTTCTTCTACTTGGTCAGGGAACCGTATAATATCAGGCTGTTGGGATACGCCACCTTTAAATGAACTAATGCTCTGGGAAATAAGGGGCATACGGTACTCCTCTGTGTCTCGCTATCTGGATAAAGTCTCCATCCTCAAAGACATTGTAGTCACCTGTAGTCAAGTCATAGTCAACTACATCTGCATAAGCAGCAGTCTCTTCAGTTTGAAGATGAAGGTCTAATCCATCGTCCCCTAGGTATCTCATTTGGAATATCCTAGAAGAACGAACTGTAATATATTTTCTAAATTGTTCTGGAAGCTCATTGAACGGAAGTTCCTTGACAAGTATCTTAATGTCCAAACCTTCAGGAAATATGTTGGTTTGACTATAGACATCAAAGAAATATCCGTCTCTTCGAATTAACTTATAGGTTGGAGCTTCAAACCTGAGATAACTATTAGGACAAGGAACATTAAGTTTTCCATACCGGTTATCTTCAGGGTCAAGATGTATCATTTCAAGAGTATTAAAGAACCATCCTCTTGCTTGTATTTCCTTGGATACACCTTTAAGAATTCTTTTAGCATTGATGACATCAACATTGTTTTCGTCTTCAAGGCTAGAAACAGGAGAAGAGCCTATAGCACTTAGTATTTCATTGACTGCATCTAATTCATTTTGCGGAGTTATAATCAAAGCTAATCTCCTCTTGAAAAAATAGCCCTAGGGCATACTTAAAGTACACTCTAGGGCTTATAGTTTATTAGTTAAGCTACGGTCTTCTTAGCTCTCGCCTTAGAAGCTACAGTCTGAAGAGCTTGGCCTTCTTCTCCATCCTCTTCCTCTTCCTTTTCTTTGTAGCCATAAGTTTCAAGCTCAGAATCCGTCATGTCTTTCACCCACTTCTTAGCAGTAATATCGTAGGTGTTACCATACTTATTAAGATCAGCAGGCATCGACTACTCCTTAGGTATCGGAGCCAACCTGAGCAGTCTTCACAAAGACACCAACGGCTTCGGGTCTAAGCCCACCGTGGCCCATCGCGTACTTGGCAATGATTTGATCTGCCTGATATTCAGCTCTACGTGCTTGTTCCATAGCAAGATCACGGAGCTTCACAGTACCCACAGCAGAACGATGGAAGACAATACCTTGCAACACAGCAGTCGTCAATTGAGCCTTCAGCTTATGCTTGTTGTCAACACCATCGTTAATGAAGTGAGGAACTTCAATGATCTGGAAGCCTGCAACATTCATCAAGCGACCGCTAGACGGGTCAAAGAGAGCCGCATAGTTAGCCGCATCAGGCATCAACGCACGGAGAATAGCAGAGTAACCTTCAGGAGTCGTCAGGAAGTAACGATCAGCCTGAGGCACATAGTTACGGGTAAATGCAGCACGAGCAGCAATCAGACCTTCAAGAAGCTTATTACCATACGCTGCGGACTGAGCTTCGTCCATAGCGGTAACGAATTCAAAAGCCTTACCAGTACCGGGGTTTTCAAGAGTAGAATTTTCAGGAATGTTTTCTTGCATACCCGCAGTTTTCTTAGCTGCCAGATTAGCAAGTTCATTGATAACAGCACAGTCAGCAGCCTGAGCAAGAGCTTCACCAAGTTGACGAGAGTATTCAGAACGAACATCATAGTGGTTCATTGCTTCGTCAATATCGGTAATCAAGCAGTCAGCCGTAAGAAGACCGTCGATCTCGATGATCTTCTCGGTGTGTTCCATCTTCTTACGTTGATCGTCCAAGTTGTTACCGGGTTCAAGGTACTTAGCATGAGTACGACCCATAACAGGAAAACTTGCACTCTTGCCATAGTTAATAGTACGGACAATATGCTTGTCCATCATAACCGTGGTACGAGCAAAAGCCGTCAGAACTTCACCTGCAAAAATCTTCAGGAACAACGCACGGCGATCACCTGCACTCAGTTGTTGACCAGGATTGGAAATAGAATTAGCATTAAGAGCTGCCATTTAAATAACCTCTTATTATGTTATTATTTTTTATTATATTATTATCGGTTTATTTATTTTTTAAAATACAGTATAGAGCATCTTTTGTTCAACAGAACGGGTATATGCAGGGTCTCTCGCATATCTAGGGTCAGACATAGCTTTAATCATATCCTGCTTCGATGCAAACCCTTTAGGTTCTCCTCCGCCTGCACCTTGGGTACTGCCCAAAAGTGTAGGATTAGATGTACCTCTCGTAGCGTTCATCTTGGATTGAATCCCTGCAACCATCATCGAGATCAAATCCAAGTCATTACTATCGAGAGCTTTGTTGAACGCTTTAAGGGTACTCTGAGGAAGGTTATTGGCCGCCCATTGAGTCATCTTAAAGTATTCTTCTTCACCACCGGCAGATTCATAGACTGCTTTAGTGAATCTTTCTTCGATTGCATGTCTTCCTTCAATGAAAGACTCAATCACTTCTTTCGGATAACCTGCATTCACAAGGTTAGCCAAAGTACGACTGGAAATATTACCAGATTCTTCATATTCCTTAATGGCCTGCTTGAAGTCAACTCCCTTATTACGGAGATCTTTTTCAAGAGCCTTAAGAGTATCCTGATGTTTAGCTACGTCATTCGCTAGGGTAGTATCACTAGGAGGATTATTGTCGTTGCTAGAGCTGTCATTAGTATCAGCTTCACCTTGTGTAGTAACATCAGGTTCACCTTCAGGAGCCATAATGGATTGACCATTGCTCCCATCAGTATTCATTTGTACAGTACCGGTATCTGCACCAACATGCACATCAATATTACCGGTATCTACAGGTTCATTAGTAGGGGCTTCACCACTCATTTAGTTATCATCCTTTTAGTATTACTGAGCTTGTGCTCTAGCTTGATCTGCTACGACTTGTCCCGCAGTATCCGTAGCAACCTGTTGTTGATACATTTGCATCTGAGCTTGTCTTTCTTGTTCGATTTGTTCAGGTGTCTTAATCAAACCTGTTGGGTCTATATGGGCACTAGTAAAGACTCTCAATGCCAGATTGTTTTGATTGACACTTTGCATAACATCAGGGAACTGTGATAGAATTGTCATAGCCTGAGTCAAGTTAGCAAGATCATGTCCACGTCCAAGAGCATCAACACCTGTAACAATCGTAGGTTCAATTCTAGAGTCGAACTCACCGAAGTCTGGAAGTTGACCATTGGATTGCATCTGATTGAAGATACACTTCACCAATGGCATCTGAAGTTCGTTAGACAGAAGAGAATAGGTGCCACCTAAAGTATCTTCAAGTTCACCTGCAACATATCGGATTTCTTCTGCCGTAACTCTATCTCTTCCTTGGGCACCTGTTTGGACTGCACTATTAAGAAGGAAACAGAAAGACAATCTTTGTTCAATATTAGAAGCGGTACTCATAGTAACCTGCATGTCAGCAGATTTGTTTAACTGTACAGGGACAACATCATCTACACGTCCCTTCACATAAGCACCATTTCTAGCTTTAGCCAAAGCCTGTATATTCGTCTGACAAGAAGGACTAACCAGATAGACTACCTTAGCAGCAATCTTTGACAAATCAACAATCGACTGAGAGAGAACTTCAAGACTTCTTAAGTCACCAAGAAAGTCTTCCACAAAGGAACGACCATAGTTCTCACCGTCAATCTTAGAGAATCTGATAGGCATCCACGGAAGCTTGTCTTTAGGATACGTTTGTTCACTCTTGGGTACCTTAAAGCCATCTATCTCTTGGTAAGACTTCCATCTGTCACCATCCAAGTAGGTATGCGTATAAATATATACCTTTTCCTCAGAAGGCTTAGAGTCTTCGTTGATTACCGGTCTGTGATCGTTCAGGAACTTAGAAACATAGTCAGGCAACGAAGCTCTACTCATAGTGTCTTTAGCTACAATCTGAAGGACATTACCCGTCCCATCCCTCTGAACAACATAGTTTCTGAGTTTGTAACATTTGACACCGCCTTCTTTTGGAGGAAGGAACAATAAGGCATTACCAGCTACAATGAGCTGTTTTATGGCCTCACTTAAAGTAGGTCTAAGAGAATTAGCTTCCATATACTTGATTACAGCATTCTCAAGCATAGACAAACCAAGTTCAATGGCATCCTTCATTTGCTCGTTATTCGATTCCTGAAGTATTGTCATTGATTCTTCATCTAGGCCAAACCTAAAGAAAGGCTGATTGGGAGGCAACAATGCAAGCAACAATTTAGATGCCAGATTGTTTACCCCTCTTGCACCCACTGAGTTGTAAGGTGTTGCATAGTCAGTACCACTATCGTCATATTCTCTAGGGAATAGACGAGGAATGGTGTACTTTGCACACTCTTCGGCTCTCCGTGTGTAATCCTCTCGATCTTGGGTTAACTTGTCATAAACTGCTTTAGCTCTACCATAAGCTACATCAGTTTGTTTTTCCACCATGTTTTATTATTTTTATTGCTATTCTTTACCAAAAGTTTTGATTGTGTCACTTACAAGGTAGTACGTAGGATAACGATCATATCCAAGCTTAGCATAACTATTAGCTACTTCAGGTGCACAATTAGTTTGAGCACTAGCACCAGAAGCTATATCTGCTTTTCCTTCCTTTACAAAATAGGCCATATAAGCAGCGACACTTCTAGCTATACCATACCCTTTCTTAAGGGAGACAGTAAGCTCTTCACTAATAGCGGTCAGCTTAGGATTATACCAAGGACTACCAATAGAAAACAATACAAAACCTACAATTTCATTGGTCTTAGAATCAGTAAACTTACAAAGAAAATAAGGAGTATTCGAATCCTTCTTAATGATTGACTTAAAGAACTCTTTGATATACTCAAAGTCAGTCATCTTAAATATAGACAATGCACTAGTATCTTCAAAATACTTACGACCATTGTCAACAATATAGTTTACTTCTTCATCGGTTTCTACAAGACCAATCAATACTGAATTCTTTTCTTCACTATGGGGCATTAAGGTATTCCTTAAGTAATGTTAAGTCCACCACGAGAGCCACCTGCGGCAGAAGACAAGTCAATACGAAGACCAGACTTCCCTCTACGCTTTCTTTGCTCAGGAGTAGTCTGAGTACCTACATCGACTTCTTTAGGTTCTTCTGGAGGAGTATCTATAGCAGGAGCTGCTTGTTCAATCTTTACGTCAGGAGCTTCTTCTTTGTCTATACCGAATACCTTAGCTATACTTTTAACTACACCACCCATATCTATAGGTTCCTTTTATAAGTCTTTATTTAATTAAGTTTGTAATTATTATTATATAAATATCTCATATAAGAGATCACTTCTTGGATTCCTTTCAGTTTCTCTATAGAATCCTCGTAGTGAATACTCTTACGAATATCAAAGGTATTCTCCATGAACTCTAGGAAACTTTTAGAAAACTTAGGAGAGACCTTAGGTTCTTCCATAGTTTTCTCTAAAGAATCCTCAGAGTCAGCCCCAACAATACTCTTAGGTTCTACTTCATCAAAATACTCTGTCATAACCTAAAGCCCTCCTTTTATCTTCTGTAAGATTTTATTATTTTTAGTCATTTCTATATTGTAAGATTTTATTATTTAGTGCTTAGCATAGAAACTGTTGATAAGCTCTTCAGGTGTCTTAAAGATGACTGTGTGTTTCTCAAAGTCGTACTCTCCGTTCCACAACAGGTGAGCCATACGGTAGTTCATTAAGGCTTCTTCTAGATTATCCTTAAAGGCTTCTTTAACTACAGCATTCCAGAGTTCTAAAGGTTTATTTTCATACTCCTTAATAAGAGACATAGCTTTCTTGTCTCCATAACCTTTAGCTCCCTTATAGCCATCCACTACGTCTCCCTTCATGGTTTGATACATAATATTATAGAAAGCATTTATATACTTCCATTCGTTAATATATAGTTCACCATTAGAGAAGTTTAAGTAATTACATGGAATAGTCTTAAAGTCTTTATCCATAGAGACTATAATGGTATCAAAATTTGAATTTGAAGTAGCAAGGATACCTATAAGATCATCTCCTTCTAAACTATCTTCTTCCATCCAGATACAACGATCACCACTTAAAGAAGACTTTAGAGATTCAACCAGAGCATAATAACAAGTTGGTTTACGATGATTTACTCTATTCGATTTGTATTCAGGGTTTATATTCTTTCTAAAGTTATTCTTACCAGAGAAACAGAATATCCACTTATAGTCTTTATCTATATCGTAACCATATCCATGCAGTTTATCTTCAATATCCTGAAGTGTATTAAATAGTACCTCTTCAGCATCAGACAAATAGGCATGACAAGTATAAAGACCATCACCCCAATCAATATCTTTTTGTACTGCTGAAGATGATCTATAGCATAGAATATCAGCATCAATCAAGATTCTTTTCATTGGTGTTACCTTCATGTTGGAACAATTGAAGAATCTTAACACCCTTAGATGTCAGGTGCCAGCGGTTCGTAGCAAACCCACAGAAGTCCAGAGAAGAGATCAATCCTCTGGATGCTGCTTCAGCTACAACCTTAGCTTCTTCCCTAGCAAAATCACTCTGAAGCTTGGGGGAAAACTCTTGGATAAACAATAAGACTTCTACAAGATTATTCATTGGTTTCTCCTTCCTCTTCATATACTTCATCAATCATAAACTTGATGTCAGGAAATAGATTCATAAAGACATCAAGATACATCTCTTCAATAGTAATATCTTGATTAGGGAACAGCAAGTATTCTTCAGTTCCATCCTTTAGGTACTTCTTTACTGTAGCACTAATACGACCATCAGTATGATGAGTAAATTCTATGTTGATGTATTTAGGTTTTGTACTCAAAGTTTTCTCCTTAATATCAATGACATTCGTACCAATTAGCTCCGATCTTACCTTCGGTATCCAACTGACAGTTAAACTTAAAGTGTTCCTGAGTCTTTCTCATAGCTTCCTGTGCTACTTCAACACAAGCATCAGCAATATCTTTAGTACGACAAGCAACTTGGATTTCATCATGCACCCATGCTTGCAACCTAAAGTCATTGTGATGATCGAAGCCTCTAGCTCTCATTCCTTCTTCCCAGAATACAACC